TCCTTAAACCTTGTTAATAAACCCGTCTTGCTATTACAAACCTCGTCACCCAGTAGGTATTGAGGGTTACAATCCTGACCCCGGCGTCTTCGCTACCTAAAAATTTACCATCGCCGATGTAGATGCCGACATGACTGACCACTCCGTTTTCATTCAGCGAGAAAAACATTAAGTCGCCCGGTTGAAGGTCTTTATAGGCGACTTCATTTCCTACGGTAGCTTGGTCTTTAGATACCCTTGGGAGGGTAATTCCCTGGCCCTTGAACACATACTGGACAAAACCCGAGCAGTCGAACCCTGCTGGAGTTGTGCCTCCCCAGAGGTATTTGGCCCCCAGGTATGATCGCGCGGTTGAGATTATATCGCTCGTTTTTGTTCGACGTAGTAAGGCTGCCTGGGTCTTTGCCCCAACAATCCCGTCGGCAGTTAAACCCTGGTCCGTTTGGAATTGGACCACCCCTTTGGCGGTTTTCGGGCCAAATATACCGTCGGCTAATCCGACGGTATAGCCTTCTGTGTTTAATTGAGTTTGGAGGCTCACGACGGATGGCCCTGTGGACCCTTGATGAAGTGTCGCGGCCTGAGCCAAACTTGGGAGTGCCAACATGAAGGCTATAGTCAGAACTGACACGGATAGTTTTATCCGCATAGAACTACCTCCTTTGAATTACCCTTCATGGGCAAATTCTTGAACATACAAATTGTAGGGTGAAATTCCTTCAAGGATTCCAACCCCGACGTAGTTGACGTATGGATCGAGAATGTTCACTCGGTGTGGGATGTCACCTTCAAGAGCTGCCTCCGCTGCGTCGACTGTTCTGTTACCCGCCACATTTTCACTCCAGTAATTAACGTTCAGCCCAAGTCCAGGCAGGAGGGATGCGGTGTACCCAAAGACCGGGGAAACGTGGGAAAAATAATTATTGACGTACAGATCGTTGGCCTTGATCCGGGCCGCCGTGACCAGCCTCATGTCCACCTGGACCGGAGCGACGCCCGCTGCTGCGCGGGCCTGGTTTATCTCATCGACCATTCGCTGCTCGCTGGTGGTAAGGGATGTGGCATTGGGGACGTTCGGCGAAATAGGGATCATAACAGAAACTGCGACTGGCTGTGAGTGGGTAATTCCTTTCAGCGAAACCACGCTACTACCCTGAGTTTCTGTGATGGATGGAGTGGAAACCACGCTGCTGCCCTGCGTGGTTTGTGGGTGGATCATCGTTGAGTTAATCTTCACCACTGACCCGGATAACTGGGCCGGGGCAATGTTTACGGCTGCCTCTACCGGGGCAGCGAGCAGGGCCATTAAAGCCGTGCTTGCTGCTAAAATTCTAACTGCTTTCATACGATACTCTCCCTTCAAGGGTATAAAAATAACGCCTCCTGGCGTTTATAATTGGTCCCAAACAATCGCGGTTTCATCAATTGGATTCTTTGTAAGATCGATATGATAAAGATACTTAGCAAAGTTTTTACGGAACGTTCCATACTCTAACTCCAGTATTCCAAGAGTACCCTGTTCGTACGGTTGTAGGTTGGGATATACTTCAAAGTCTTGCTCCTGAGTCGTTTGAGTTACATCCCCGCTTCGTTCGCCACAATCTTGTACAACATCTCCGGTTAAGGGGTCGTAATACACCCTGCGTCCCACTTCCATTGTCAAACCTCCTTAAATTCAATCAAATGCCATCCAGTTATAGGTTTGAACCGAGTTAGCATTATTGTGCATATCGAAGCCACTGCTGGTCATCGTCATATTGTATTGCACACCTGCTGTCTGACAGTTGTAAAGAACACTTGCCCAGGTCATAACACCAGCTCGGATTAATAACCCTCCAACTATGCCGTTGCCAGCAGTATTCCACGAAAAGGCAAAGTTAGGAGTAAACGCTAGTCCCGAAACTGTAAACACACCACTTGAGTTTGATGTTGCCGTACCACTTGCAAAACGCTTCATTGCTGCACCATTAACGGCAGTTCCTGTTACGTTCCATATCGTTGCGGTACTTAAAATGTTCGCTGCTATGAAACTAGCGCTTGCCGCAACATACCCGGACCCGTTGTGATACCCTGCGGGGATTGGGACCCCTGCGGCAGTCGGGATTAATATAGCCGCCCCCTGGTTGGTCATCGACCCGGATGTCCCCGCGATAGTTGTCCCGGTCAACACGTTTGCGGCTGGAACAACCACAGCAGCAACCTTTCCATCCCCTGCCGCTCCGGGGTAGTATCCTTGTGGGATGGCTTGATCCGCACCGCTTGGTGTGACGACCGTCGCCGAAGAGGTTTTATTAATCATCGTTCCGGCTGTCCCTGCGACCGTATCTCCGGTTAAGAGGTGGGAGGATGTTACTGCGACCGCAGAAACAGTTCCCGCGCCGCTGTGGTAGCCCTGCGGGATCACCACGCTTGTCGCTGCTGGGGTTAATGTTACCGTCCCACGGTTAGGCATGGTTCCCGCTGTTCCCGCGATGGTCGTTCCGGTTAGGACATTGGCCGCTGGAACAACGACAGCCGCCACTTTACCGTCCCCAGTGCCGCCTGGGTAGAAACCCACCGGGATAGCTTGGTCGGAATTGCTGGGTGTGATGACCGTTGCCGAGGCTGTTTTATCGGCCATGGTTCCTGCTGTCCCTGCTACGGTTGTTCCTGTCAGGAGTTTGGCTGCTGTGAATGTTACCGCAGCGACTGTGCCACCCGAAGTATACCCCGCCGGGATACTCTGAGAATTTGGACCGGGTGTATACGTACCTAAGGCGCTGTTATTAGGCATTGTACCCGTAATTGATACCCCGTTAGCAAAAGCAACTTTACTGGTTAATAGTTGTGCGGCAGTCGGAGCACTTGGGGTTGAGGTATCCATGACATTCCCGGATACTGGGTTGTAAATACCCGTTACAGGGCCAATAACTACCCCACTCTTTATATTTGACGCTAGTAGATTTGCCTCGCCTTTTATTTTTCCATCAGCAGCAGCCCCACCTCGGTATCCTTGTGTAATAATTTGATCGGCGATGCTTACTGTATAAACTTCATTGCTTCCCACTTTATTAGGCATTGTCCCTAATAAACCCGTATCAGTCTCATTGCTAAACGGCACTCCCGCTAGTACCTGCGCCGTTGTAGCTGTCCCCTCGGCACTAGCTCTGACAAAAAAACAGTCACCGGACGTACTATACCAAACCGTATAAGCCTTACCTGAAACTAAAGTAGGGGTAATAACAGTATTTGGTTTATACAGTGGTTTGGAATTTATAGTGGTTACCACTCCGTTATTGTTGGCTGAAGCGATAAATGTTTTAGCGTAGCCATCCGTTAACGTCGCGGTGGTTAGAGTTATTGCAGTTGCTGTTCCTCCTGCTGCTTGGTACGCTATATCCTCCAAATGAACCGCAGCCTCAACGTCTAATTGCTTGACGGTCTTGGTGTTTCCAACCCCAGCTAAAACGTCTACCTTAGCCTGGGCTCCCGCAGAAGTTTCTTTGGCGGCTACCGCGCTGTCGATTTTATCCCAGTTATCGTTGAGCATAGTCTGGATGTTAAAGGTGTCGCTCCCGTCTGTCGCGGGGTTCTTTTTCAAAAGACTAAGATTTGTCGTGCTACTCGACATTACGCACCTCCCGCGAAGTTACTCAATTGCATGGACTGCAATTGGTCTATGCTCATTACGTGGTCAATGCCGCTAATGAGAACATACGAAAATAAATAAGCCAGCAATAAATAGGCTGGTTTAATTCGATCCACCGCTGCCTTTAGGTCCTCGAGATTAGGAGGGATACCCACAATACTATTGAATTTGACGTGTATGGTTCCATCGAAGGTCACTTGAACATCCCCATTCGTGAAGGCATCACAAACCGTTTTTATCAGGGCTGCATTTAGTTTTCCACTTCCGCGCCACTTTGACTGTACGACACTTCTTCTGTAATCCAGAGGTTTGACATAATCCGTTGCGATCTCTAGCTCTTTCTCATAAATATCCAAGGCCCATGTCGCTGTAAATATATCGAATTGGGCCTCAATATCACTTACACCACTGTTTAAAGTATCAAACTCCAAACCCTCTGAATTGAACAGTTCTCTAAACGTTTGAGTGTCGGTAAGGTAGGGTGGTAGACATCGTTTCAAATCATCACGTCGCAATCGATACCACCCCCAAAACCGGGGTTTGTGTTAAGCTCGGTGTATAACTTAGGGGGACATTCGCGGTTCCTAGATTTATTGTCAAACCCGAATAGTCAAGTATGCCAGCACTCGATAATATGGCCCCGCCAATTTTTCCGTAGCTCACAGAACCCGATACATACGCTATGGATTGGAGATAAGTAGTTATGCTGCTCCGCACGTTGGTTAGTCTTTGTCCATCCGTGTAATCTGCGTCTTTTACGGCTGAAAAGCTAACATCGATGGCCATAGCCGACGCTCCTTCTACTGTGGTAAAGGCCCCAAAAGGTGCCGCACCGTAACCAAGTCCTTGCACTCCGGGGTCCATATAGGTCTGGGCCCCATCGACTAAATCTGTACTTGGTGGCTGTTTATTAGCGTCAATAATTACGAGCTTAACGGTATTATTTCCGGCCCAGGTTGGGTATACCTTAACGTCGCCAACCCCTGCAAAAGCTTTAATCAGGCTCGTAAATTGGGCGATATTCCCTCCGGTTGCTGGGTTTTGGATGGTGTCGTAGTACCGCTGCAAAAGCGATGCATCGCTCTCGGCATCAAATCCATCTTGGGTAGGCTCTTGGTTTGTTACACTGACCAATCCTGCGATCGCGACAGGAAATTGGGTTATTTGATTAGCGGGAACCATGCTGATTGACCCGGCGACAACTGCTTGTACATTAACATTTGCTGAGCTACTGATCGTTTGCTGCACTAGAGATTTATACTGTACGCCTCCGGGTGTTTGCACTAAATCCCCAACATTAATGGTCCCGTTCCCACTTATGAGAACAGTCGTGATTGCATAAGTCGCTGGATTCCTTGTTATGCCTGTCCTCTGATAAATCCTAGTAGCGAGCTCCTCTCCACTTAAGCTTGATAGATCGAATTTGAGAGCGACTTGATCGAGATTTGTCTCTTGTTGCGCGATCTCTTGGCTCGCTGGAGAAATGGCATCATAAATAAAAGAGCCCTCTGACTTATCAAGGTCGGAGGACACGTTTCCAAGCATCCGGGTCAGGATAACGGTACTTGTCTCTCTATACGCCATTTATTCTCACCTCCCCATAGATCGTTGTTGTGGTAAAACTAACGTCCGTCTTACTCCCCTCAACGATTATGCTAATATCCGAGATACCTGTAATATACGGATTGACCAGTAGGGACTCCTTCAAGTACCTTTCTATCTCGGACTTTAATGCTGCATCCGAAAGGCCCTGACTAATTAACGTTTCTAGTCCATTACCGAAGCTTTGACTATACGCTTTATATACATTTTTCTGGGTTTGGAGAGCCTTCCATATCCAGACCTTAACTGCGTCTTTGCCCGTTACAATCACATTTTTTCCATCGACGAGTATGAAGTCATCGTTAATGAAATCCCAGGCGTATTCCTTGGCTAAAGGGAGCACAGTTGAGTCCGTAACCGTGGACTGAATAAAGTTGCTTATCGACTCTGATGGAAATATGCTCATGGGCTTACCACCTTTGCCAGCACAATGTAGGTCTGCTCATCGAGCGTCGAGATCAGTGCGACAATATCATTCTCAGCCAACCCGTCCGTAAAGGTAAGATCACCATTTTGAGTGTTGTCCGTGTCAACGCTAATGGTGGTTACAAATTTGATATTGCCACTCGCACTATACTTCCGCGCATAGTTGGGCAACAAATACTCTGCTACAAGCAAATTGTCCTTGCCGATCTGCAAGTCCCCCAGCTTAATGGTAAGTGGATCTA